ACTTTGTTTCCCGCGCTCGCGCGCCCCCCAGGGCCCGCCCCCGGACCTTCCCAAGACCTCCTCTCGCCGCCCATCCCCGCCCGCCCCCCGGACCCCCGACCCACGGCAAGGACGCCATGCTCGTCGCCAATCGCCCCCTCTCCTCGATCCGCCCCTACCCCGGGAATCCCCGCCGCATCCCCGACGCCGCCGTCGCGGCGGTCGCCCGCTCGATCGAGGAGTTCGGCTTCCGAGTCCCGATCGTCGTCGACGCCGAGGGCGTGGTCATCGCCGGCCACGTCCGCATGCTCGCCGCGGCGCGGCTCGGGCTGGTCGACGTCCCCGTCCACGTCGCGGCCGACCTCGAGCCGGACAAGGCCCGGGCGTACCGGCTCGCCGACAACGCGACCGCCGACCTCAGCGACTGGGACGAGAACCTCCTCCCCATCGAGCTCGAGGCGCTCAAGGCGGCGGGCGTCGAGCTGGACTCGCTCGGCTTCGACGACGACGACCTGGCCGACCTGCTCGCGCCGGACCCGCGGACCGGACTCACTGATCCCGACGCCGTTCCGGCCCCGCCGCCGCAGGCGACCACCCGCCCGGGCGACCTCTGGATCCTCGGCGACCATCGGCTGCTCTGCGGCGACAGCACCTCGAGGACCGACCTCGATCGCCTGCTCGGCGGCGAGACGGTGCAGCTCGTCAACACCGACCCGCCGTACAACGTCAACGTCGAGCCGCGATCGAACAACGCCATCGCGGCGGGGCTCTCCTCCCACCAGGCCACTCGAGGCTCGCGGCACCCCGAGAAGGCGAAGGCGACCGGCAAGACGCTCCGGGCGAAGGACCGCCCGCTGGCGAACGACTTCGTCACCGAGGCCGAGTTCGATCGGCTGCTCGACGACTGGTTCGGGAACATCGCCCGCGTGCTCGAGCCCGGTCGCGCGTTCTACATCTGGGGCGGCTTCGGCAACTGCGGGAACTACCCGCCCGTCCTCCGCCGGCACGAGCTGCACTTCGCCCAGGCGATCATCTGGGTGAAGGAGCACCCGGTGCTCACGCGCAAGGACTTCATGGGCAACCACGAGTGGTGCTTCTACGGCTGGCGTCAGGGCGCCGCGCACCAGTTCCTCGGCCCCGCGAACGCGCCCGATGTGTGGTCGGTGCGACGCGAAGGCGTCCGCGAGCACGGCATCGGAAGCGGCCTTCGCCTCGAGGCGACCGACGGTTGCCGGCTCGACGTGCTTCCGCCCGCGGCGGACCGCCGGCTCCCGACGGTGCGCGTGGGAGAGGACGGCTGCAGCATCCACGGTCCGGGCGCCGCGACCGACGTCTGGACCGTGAAGAAGGTGAATCCGCAGTCGATGGTGCACTTGACCGAGAAGCCGGTCGAGCTCGCGGCCCGCGCGATGCGCTACTCGTCGCGGCCAGGCGAACGCGTGCTCGACCTCTTCGGCGGGAGCGGCTCGACGCTGATCGCGGCCGAGCAGCAGAACCGCCGAGCGTTCCTCGTCGAGCTCGACGCCCTCTACTGCGACGTGATCGTCGACCGCTGGCAGCAGTTCACCGGCCGCGCGGCGCACCTCGAAGGAGGCGAGTCATGGAACGACGTGCGTCGCGCCCGCCTGGGGGCGTGACGTCAACCGGCCTGGCGCCGGAACCTCAGACCGGATCGACGGCGGACGCACGGCGTCTGACGCTCCTGCAGCTCGCGAGGCTGCTCGAGCGGGCAGGCGCGTCGCAGGCGAGCGAGCAGCTCGTCGCGGCGGACGTGGCCGCTGGAGCCCCGGTCAACCCCGACGGATCGGTCAGCGTGGTTCACTACACCGCCTGGCTGGCGCGCGAGGAGGCCCGTGGCGGCCGCTAGCGCCAGGCGGATGCTCCCCACGGAACTGGCCCGCATCCTGAACTCGACCCCCCTGGGGGCGGTGACCACCGGACCACGCGTCCGGCGGCATGTCGAGCAGGCGGGCTTTCGCGTGGGCGATGGCAGGACCGTCGACCTTCTCCGCTACGCAGCATGGCTGTTCGACCGTTGCCACGGGCCGAGGGCTGTCCCACCGGTGCGCGACGAGTCGATGGCCTACGAGCAGAAGCGGGAAGCGATGGCCGCGCGCTCGTCGCGCCAGAGCCGCAGCGGCCGCGACATCGGGAAGCTTCCGCCGCCGGTCGACCCTGAGCGGAAGGCGGCGTGCGGCCGCGACTTCCGCCTCTACTGCGAGAGCTACCTCGCGCCGCTCTTCCCGATCGCCTGGTCGGCCGACCACATTCGCGTGATCGGGATCATCCAGACCGCCGTGCTCGAGGGCGGCCTCTTCGCCTTCGCGATGCCCCGGGGCATGGGGAAGACCACGATCGTCGAGGCGGCCGTCGGCTGGGCGCTGCTCTACGGCCACCGCCGGTTCGTCGCGCTGATCGGGTCCTCCGAGACCCACGCGGAGACGATGCTCGCGAACATCACGTCGGAGCTCTCGACCAACGACCTCCTGCTCGCGGACTTCCCGGAGGTGTGCGTGGCGCTCGAGCGGCTCGAGGGCATCGCTCAGCGGGCGAACGGCCAGCTCTGCCAGGGCGAGCGGACCCACGTCGACATCGGGCAGAAGGTGCTCGTGCTCCCGACGATCGCCGCCAGCGCCGCCAGCGGCGGCATCGTGCGCGTCGCCGGCATCACTGGAGGCATTCGAGGCATGAGCTTCCGCCGGCCGGACGGCACCAAGTCCCGCCCGGACTTCGTGGCGCTCGACGACCCGCAGACCGACGAGAGCGCCCGCAGCCCGAGCCAGTGCCGTCGCCGGGAGCAGATCCTCTCCGGCGCCATCCTCGGCCTCGCCGGCCCGGGCGCGGAGCTCAGTGGATTCATGCCTTGCACCGTGGTGCAGCCGTCGGACTTCGCCGATTCGATCCTCTCCCGGGAGAAGCACCCCGAGTGGCAGGGCGAGCGGTTTCGCCTCGTCTACGACTGGCCCACGAACACCGCCCTGTGGGACGAGTACTCGCGGCTGCGCCGGGAGAGCTTCGCCAACGGCGGTCGCGGCGAGACCGCGACGAAGTTCTACCTGAAGAAGCGGAAGGCGATGGACGCGGGGGCTCGCGTCGCCTGGCCGGAGCGCCGCAAGAAGGACGAGCTCTCGGCGCTGCAGCACGCCTGGAACCTGCGGATTGACCGAGGCGAGGAGGCCTTCTTCGCGGAGTACCAGAACGACCCGATCCCCGACGTCCTCCCGTCGACCAACGAGCTGAGCGCCGCCGACGTCGCGAAGAAGCTCAACGGCATCGCCCGAGGCCTCGTGCCCGAGGGCTGCTCGCAGCTCACGATGTTCATCGACGTGCAGGGCAAGCTCTTGTACTGGCTCGTCGCCGCGTGGGAGGACAACTTCACGGGCTACGTCGTCGACTACGGCACCTGGCCCGACCAGAAGCTCGAGTACTTCACGCTCCGGGAGGCGAAGCGGACGATCTCCGCGGCGATCGCGAAGCGGACCGGAGACGACGCTGCGACCGCCAGGCCAGGCATCGCGGGATCGATCTACTACGCCCTCGATCGACTCTGCGAAGAGCAGCTCGGCCGGGAGTTCCGGCAGGACGGGGGGGCTGTGATGCGCATCGGCCGCTGCCTCGTCGACGCCAACTGGGGCACGTCGACCGAGACCGTCTACCAGTTCGCGCGGCAGAGCCGCTTCGCCCAGGTCGTGATGCCGAGCCACGGCCGCTACGTCGGTGCGGCGAGCACGCCGTTCTCCGAGTACTCCCGCAAGACCGGCGACCGGGTCGGACTCCGGTGGCGCATCCCGGCGCCGAAGGGGCGGCGTGCGATCCGACACGTGCTCAGCGACATCAACTGGTGGAAGACGTTCGCCCACGACCGACTCGCGGTCCCGATGGGCGACCCCGGCTGCTGGTCGCTCTTCGGGGCGAAGCCTGCCGTTCACCAGATGCTCGCCGACCAGCTCGTCGCCGAGACCCGGGTCGCCGTCGAGGCGAGAGGTCGCACCGTCGACGAGTGGCGGCTGAAGCAGCCCCACCTGGACAACCACTTCCTCGACTGCCTCGTCGGCGCGGCGGTCGCCGCGTCCATGCTCGGCGTCTCCCCAGGCAGCTCCGTCGAGGAAGCCCCCACCGTCCGCCGGCGAATCCGGCTCTCCGAGATCCAGCGAGCGAGGTAGCCACGATGAAGCGACAGTCCACCCAAGAGCAGTCGCAGGCGCCGGACGATCGTGGCATCGCGTGCCCGCGCTGCGGCTGCCGACACCACAGCGTCGCGTACGTCCGCCGCTCCAACGGCGGCGTGGTTCGCCGGCGTCGAGAGTGCCGCAACTGCGGCCGACGGTTCACGACCTCGGAACGCACCACGGGGCACTGATCGTTCCACCGGTGGAACGAAGTGCGGCGGAGCTCCCGGATTCGTCCTCCGCTCGTGTCGGTACAAGGTGAAATGCCAGCGTGCTGCTCACGGCCCGGAGGCCAACACATGTGACCCCGCACCAGCTGCCACCTGTCGGCAAGCGGGAGGCCGCGCGGCTCCAGCTGGAGCTCCGCCTGGTCCGCCTCGAGCATCGGGCTGACGCCGTCCAGGTGGCTTGGGTCGCTCACCTCGAGCGCCGAGACCCGGCGGTCGCGGTCAACTCGTGGTGGCGCTCCGAGCTCCGCCGGTTCGCGAGAGAGAAGCACCTCGGGAGCAACTGACCATGCCGACCCCAACGACCACCGACGTCGAGAACGCCCTCCGCCAGGCCGCGGTCGACGGCATCGCCAAGGCCACCACCGACGCCGGCACCGTCGAGACCCACTCGCTGCCGGACCAGATCGCGGCGACCAAGTTCCTTCGGTCGACCGAGGCTGCGGCGAGCAAGCGGAGGGGGCTGCGACTGTCCACGCTCGTGCCTCCTGGCGCGGATTGACTTTGAAGCGGGCCCGCTGAGGTCGCCGGGGGTCTCCGGGGGTCCCAGGGGTACACCGGTGTAACGAAATCGATCGGGTCGAGGATTCCGCACGGATTGCCTCCGGGCCCGTGTCGGTACCGGGCGAGATGGCGCTCGCCTCGTCTTTCCTCTCGCGCATGTTCGGCCGATCGCGGTCCGAGACGTCGCGCGCATCGGAGAACATTCACGCCCGGTCGTCGCGGATCGTGCGAGCCGCCGTCGACGCCGCTCGGACCACGGACCAGAACCGACGCCACTGGGCGAACGCGGACGGGCTCGGCCCGAACGCCGCGCTCAGCTCCGAGATTCGGCGCGTGGTGCGGGAGCGTGCCCGCTACGAGGCCGCGAACAACAGCTACGCCCGCGGCATCACCCGGACCTTCTCCGGCGACGTCGTCGGCACGGGGCCCCGTCTCCAGATGCTGACCGACAATCCGGCGCTCAACAGCCGGATCGAGGCCGCGTTCTCCGCTTGGTCGCGAGCGATCGGCCTTGGGTCGATCCTCCGCACGATGCACCTGGGCAAGGTGGTCGACGGCGAGGCCTTCGCCAAGCTGACGACAAACCCCGGCGTCGGCCATCCGATCACGCTGGACGTGCAGCCGATCGAGCCCGAGCAGGTCGCCTCGCCGCTCGGCCTTGTGCCGAACCGCCTGGAGGTCGACGGGATCATCTTCGACGGCAACTCGAACCCCATCGAGTACCGCGTGCTCGACGTCCACCCGGGCGATTCCGCATCGCTCGTGGGAGCGACGAAGGCGACTTCGGTCCCTGCGGCGCGAATGCTCCACCTCTTCCGGGTCGATCGCGCAGGACAGCGACGAGGTCTGTCGGAGATCTCGTCGGCCCTCCCGCTCTTCGCCCAGCTCCGTCGGTACACCCTCGCCGTGCTCGCCGCGGCCGAGACCGCGGCCCGATTCGCCGGCGTGCTGCAGACGGACTCGCCCGCCGAAGGCGCCGACGACGTCGAGCCGCTCGACGCCATCGAGCTCGAGGCGAACATGCTGCTGACGCTCCCGGGCGGCTGGAAGATGGGGCAGGTCGAGAGCGAGCAGCCGACGACCACCTACGGCGAGTTCAAGCGCGAACTGATCAACGAAGCGGCGCGCTGCCTCGGAATGCCGTTCGGCATCGCCGCAGCGGACTCGTCGAAGTACAACTACGCCTCCGGGCGACTCGACCACCAGGGGTACTGGAAGACGCTCCACATCGAGCGGCAGGCGCTCGAGGCCGCCGTTCTCGATCGGATCCTCGCCGAGTGGCTTCGCGAGGCCCGCATCGCGCTAGAGCTCCGCGGCCTGGTCGCCGACTCGATCGACGTCGCTCACGCGTGGTTCTGGCCCGGGCACGAGCACGTCGACCCTGTCAAGGAGGCGACGGCGCAGGCCACGCGCCTCGCGTCGCACACGACCACCCTCGCCGCCGAGTACGCCCGCCAAGGCCTCGACTGGGAGCAGTCGCTGCGTCAGCGGTCCAAGGAACTCGAGTTGATGCGAGAGCTCGGGCTGTCCGTCGCCGCGCCGCCGGCCGACAAGCCCGACGAGGACGAAGACGACGACAAGGTCGAGGAAGAGGAGGAAGCCGATGCCGCGTAAGCGCCGCACCCCGCTCCTCGCCAGCGCCCCGGTCGCGACCGCGTTCCGCATCGGCGTGCCGATCGAGTCGTCGTCGTGGAGCGACGTCGAGGCCGCGAGCAGCGGCTCCGCGCCGCTGCGCAAGTTCGCCATCGTGGCATACACCGGCGGCGCCATGACCCTCTGGGGCTGGCGCTACCCGGTCGTGATCGACCTCGCCGGGCTGGCCGTGAGCGCGAAGTCTCGCCCGGTCCTGATGAACCACGACTCGAGCCTGATCGTCGGGCACACGACGCAGGTCGCCGTGGCGTCCGGCGAGATCACGCTCGAGGGCGTGGTCAGCGGCACCGGGGACGCGGCGCAGCAGGTCGTCGCGACCTCGCGCAACGGCTTCCCGTGGCAGGCGTCGATCGGCGCGTCCGCGCGTCGGTGGGAAGAGGTCAAGGCCGGAGACAAGGTCGTCGTCAACGGCAGGGAGCACGTCGGTCCGCTCTACGTCATCCGGGCGTCGGACCTGAAGGAAGTCTCGTTCGTCGCGCTTGGCGCAGACGACAACACGTCCGCCGCGGTCGCAGCAGGCGCCCGCCGCACACAGGAGATCGCCATGAACTTCGAGCAGTGGCTCGCCGCCAAGGGCTTCGCCCTCGCCTCTCTCACCGACACCCAGCGGACCGCGCTGCAGGCCGCGTACGACGCCGAGCAAGCCAGCGACGACGACGGAGGCGCAGCGCCGATCACCGCGGCCGCGAGCGACGCCGTGGCGGCCGGCGGCACCGATCCGAACCAGACGCCTGCGCTGCAGGAGATCCAGCGCAACCGGGCCGCGGTCGCCGCGGACATGGATCGGATCGCCGGCATCCGGCAGGTCGCCGCGGACCACCCGACCATCGCCGCCCAGGCGATCCGCGACGGATGGACGCGAGACCGCACGGAGCTCCAGGTGCTTCGCGCGTCGCGCCCGACTGCGAGCGGCCCCTACGCCGGCTCCGGCGCTCCTGCTCCGTCTCGGGAGCTGCTCGAGGCGGGCATCGCGCTCTCGATCGGGTCTATCCGCGGCGTGCGCGAGGACAGCATCGTGGCGAGCGTCGGCGCACAGAACGCGGAAGGCGCCCGCAGTCTGCGGATGCACCGCATGGGTCTGCGCGACCTCTGCGCCGCCGCGGCTCGACTCGACGGGATCGACGTCCCCTCGATGTGGGGCGACGGCGAGGCGACGATCCGTGCCGGCTTCACGTCCAGTTCGCTGGCCACGATCCTCGGCAACACGCTCGGCCGCGAGCTGCTCCGGGTCTACGGCGGGCTCGCCGTGGCCGCGCTCCAGGTCGCTCGACGCGGCAGCGTCAGCGACTTCAAGGCGGTCTCGCGCACCCGCATGCTGGCCAACGGGCGGTGGGAACGCGTCGGCCGAGGCGGCGATCTGCAGCACGGGATGTTCAGCGACCAGAACTTCACGATCCAGGCCGACACGTCGGGCGAGGTCGCGGTGATCGACCGAAAGTCGTTCATCGACGACGACCTCGGCGCCTTCGCGGAGCTCCCCACGCACTGGGCGATGGCTGCCGCGGCATCGATCGACCACGAGTTCTTCACGCTGCTGCTCGCGGCGCAGGGCACCTTCTTCCAGGCCGGCAACGGCAACTACGTCACCGGCGCCGGCACTGCCTTCGGGGTCGACTCCGTCAGCGACGTCCGAGCCTTGTTCCGCAAGATCAAGGCCGCGCCGAAGATCGGCGCCGTCGACGGCAAGTCGCGCTTCATCAACATCAATCCGTCGATCTTCCTGCTGCCCCCGGAACTCGAGGCCGACGGCGACATCCTCGTCGGCTCGGCGCAGGTGATGACCGACGGCAACGCGTCGGCCAAGAAGCTGCCCGTCGACAATCCGCACCGCGGCAAGTACACGGTCGCCGTCGCTCCGCACCTGTCGGACGCGGCCTACACCGGCTTCTCGACGAAGGCCTGGTACATGTTCGCGCCGCCGGAGCTCTACCCCGCCGCGGAGGTCGCGTTCCTGAACGGCCGCGATGCGCCGACCATCGAGCAGGTCACGCCGCCGCCCGGCGTGCTCGGCTTCGCGTGGAACGCGTACATCGACTTCGGCGTCGCGATGCTTGATCCGCGAGCCGCGATCAAGGCCAAGGGCGAGGCGTAAGCAGCGAGCGTCGAGGCGCGGGGACCGGCGAGAACCGGTTCCCGCCGCGACATCCCCACACAGCACACAGCACGGAGAGCATCAATGTCCGCAATCACGATCGGATCCGACGAGTACATCGACTACGTCCCCTTCGCCGACCTGCCGGCCGGCCAGGTGCTGGTCATCGGCGAGAACGTCACGTACTGCGAGCAGCCCATGAAGCTCGGCGTGAAGGGGGCACTCCGCGTCTCCGGCCGTGTCGAGATGAACGCCGACACGCCAGCGCTCACCGCTGGGCAGGCCGTCTACTGGGACGTCGCGAACTCCCGGCTGACCGCCACGCCGTCGACGCACAAGAAGGCGGGCTTCGTCGAGATCGACAAGCCGGTGAACGCGACGCGTGCGCGAATCATGCTGCACCCCAACATGTGATCGTCGGTCGTCGCGCTCGCCTCGTCCTCACCTCACGCCATGCCCGTCGACCTGATCGATCGCGGAGCGAAGTGGCTCGCCGGGAAGCGAGCCACTCTTCTCGTGCGCGACGTCGAGTACCGCGTCGCCGGCGGGGCCACTCTTCAGGTGCAGGCGACGATCGGACGCACGGAGTTCGAGGTCGTCACAGCCTCGGGCTTCGTCGAGCGAATCGAGAGCCGGGACTTCATCGTCGCCGCCGGCGCGCTCGGCGGCGACCCGAAGCGCGGCGACCGGATCGTCGAGACCGACGGCGTCACTGCGTGGACCTACGAGGCGCTCTCCATGCCTGGCCAATCGCACTGGCGATGGGCAGACGCGTCCCGCACCGCGGTCCGCATCTTCACGAAGCTCGTCGGAACGGAGGTCGTCGGTGGTTGATCTCGCTCTGCTCATCCAGATCGCGCAGCTCGTCTCCATCCTCGGGACGGCGGCGCTGCTCTTCATCCGCCTCGGTCGCATCTACGAGCAGATCGAGCGCAACACGGCCGACGCTCGCGAGATGCGGCACCAGCTTCGGGATCTCCACGACGCGAAGGTCGCTGCGGAGAAGGACACCCAGGCGCTGGCGAACCGCGTCGACACGCTCGATCGGCGCGTCGAACGGATCGAGGCGCCGCATCACCCCCACGGAAGGATCGTCGCCACATGAGCTCTCTCTCGATTCAGGTCGCCGACGCCGTCGTCTCGTCGCTCAACGGATCCGGACTCCCGTTCCAGTGTGAGCGGAAGTGGCGGTACTTCGGCGAGCTCGAGGACGCCGGCATCACGTTCGCCACCGTCGTTCCGCGCGAGGCCGACTGGTCGAACCGCGATCGATCGGGATCGTTCGTCGACGTGACCATCGTCGTCGGCATCCAGCGACGGATCGACGAGGAGAACCCCGGCGACCCGAACCCGCCGGAGGAGCAGCTCGACAACCTCGCCACGCTCTGCGAGGACGTCGCGAGGTTCCTCCGCGGCAAGGAACAGGGCCCTGGTCGCTACCTCGGCGTCAAGCAGACGCCGCTGTGGGTTCCGGAGCACTACGACCAGTTCAACCAGTTCACGGGCTTCATCGAGGTCACCTATCGGTGCGCCGCATGAGTGCCGCCAACCTGATCGCCTTCGAGGTCGCGCTGACGACCACCTACGTCCGCCTCTCCGATCAGAGGCTGGTGGCAAACGTGACGTTGTTCAACCAGCACTCGACGAACTACGTGCACATCAGCATGGACGGAGGCGCGACGAAGTCGCTGCTCAACCGGAGCGGGTCCGTGACGCTCCAGGGCGTCGACCTCTACGACGTCTGGGTCGCGTCGAACGCCGCGTCCGGAACCGTGCTCTCCGTCACCGGCAACACCCGCTCCTGACCGTCCCGCTCGCCGCACACCTCCGAGGTGCTCCATGCCTGACTTCGTCCTTGGCCAAGACTGCAAGCTCTACCGCAACACCGGCACGTACGGCTCGCCCGTCTGGACGCTGATCACCACCGTGCGCGATCTCACGCTCGGCCTTGAGAAGGGCCAGGCGGACGTCTCGACGCGCGGGAACAACGGCTGGCGAGCGAACGCGAGCACGCTGAAGGAGGGCTCGATCGAGTTCGAGATCGTGTGGAAGCCCGGCGACGTGCAGGTCGGCGCGATCCGCGACGCGTTCCTGAACAACACCTCGATGGAGCTGCTCGCGCTCGATGGCCCCGTGGCCACCGCCGGCTCTCAGGGGCTGCGAGCCACGTGCGACATCACGAGCTTCTCGCGCAACGAGCCGCTCGAGGAGGGCGTGACCGTCGGCGTCGTGGCGAAGCCGACGCTCGCGGCAAACCCGCCCTCCTGGTTCACCGCGCCGTAGTCGCGCCGCTCGCGTCGACTCCGTCCCCTCCACCCCGCTCCTCCGAGGTCATCTCCCCATGGACTTCGTCCTCGGGATGAACTGCAAGCTCTACCTCAACGTCGGCACCTACGCGGTGCCGGCGTGGGCGGTGATCGCGATCGTGCGCGATCTCACCCTCGGCATGGAGAAGGGCCAAGCGGACGTCTCGACGCGCGGCAACAACGGCTGGCGCGCCAACGCGAGCACGCTGAAGGAGGGCTCGATCGAGTTCGAGATCGTCTGGAAGCCCGGCGACTCGAGCCTCACGGCACTGCGATCGGCGTTCCTCAACAACACGCCGACCGAGCTCCTCGCCCTCGACGGTCCGATCGCCACTCCTGGAAGCCAGGGCCTGCGAGCCACGTGCGACATCACGAGCTTCTCGCGCAACGAGC